GTAGCGAAGCTGTATTCTGCTTCTTGCTTGGTAAGGTCATTGATAAGAGCATCAACACTAAGTCCTGCTACTCCTGCTTCCCCAGCGCTCACACGAGCCGTTGCGCGTGCTTCACGGGCTTTCCTAGCTGACTCATTGATCTTCTGTGCGGCTGCTACTTGCTCTTGTCCCTGCTGGATACGCATAGAGGACACTTCTTGAAGGTAACGCTGACGTTCCGCTGCTGAAGCGTTCTTTTGGGCTTTTGCTTGGGCTTTTGCCATTTGGTTTTGACCCATGACTTGGGCACCCATTGAGGCGATGCCGAGACCTGCTGCTATTATTGGAGGACACATATTATTTAGAGGGGATTATGAATTCAAAGAAGGGTTGATTACTAAAGGTAAGTTTACGAATGAAGATTGCTCCACAGAATTTGAGCCACTTAAGGGCTACGTGGTTGTCCTCGTGGACGTAGTTGAAGGTTGCGCCATAAGGCTTGGTTAGTCGTTGAGTCCACTCACGGGACGCTTTAATAAAGTCGTAGGCGTTGTCAGAAACACTATCGGTTCCTAAACACCAAATATACGCTAGGTCACCGAGTTGTCCAACACCAAACATAGCAAAAGGCACATCATCGGCGTCTAATGCGGTGAGGGTAACGTCGTCATCCTCTAGTGCTCCTATGAGCGATTGACAAGGCTCGTGACCCATACAGGCTATCTCTATCTTGTCTGCTTTACGCAGGTGAGGATAGATCATTGCTACGTGGGCGTGGGTAGCTTCCACTACCTTACACGACCCGTGAGTGCTTAAGACTTTATCCATATCTGTTAGAGCGGGAGTGAACGAAGGATTCGAACTCGGCGCTCTGGAATGTGCTTGGAAGAGCACTGTCATTTTCAATAGTTATAGTTGTATCCTGTGGCTTAGTGAACACGGGGAAGCGATAGAAACCGCTGTCGAGGCTCAGGGAACCAATAGTAGAAGAACCTACTACATCAGGCGTAAAGACATTCTCATAGGTGTCGCGGAACTTAGGAGTAACCTTAACCTTAAAGTATGAAGAGTCATCGTAGTAGAGTGAGCCATTACGGATCATTAACTTCGCTGCATTGCTAGGGCTCTTGCCATTACCCGCTTTGGCCTTGAAGAGTTGCTCAGAGAACGTGTACTTCATTGTGTAGGGGATGCCTGCCCAGACGTCTGTATCAGCTGACACAGGGTTACTGAGGGTGACTGCAGAGCCAACATTAGAACAGTTAAGGGCTAACCCATCAGTTGTGTAGACTTCTACTGAGTCATCCTCTGGAGTGTAGGGGAGGTTAATTACAGCGTCGCCATTCGGGACTGTATTAGCTACTCTCATATCTAAGTGAGTAACATAACCAGCATCGTCCCTTAAGCCAGACTCTAGCGGCATCTTAACTAAGTTAGTTTCTCCGTTGTGAGCAATTAGTAAGAATAAGCTAGAATCAATGAACTCGATTCCTCTTATCTCACCTGTAAAGGTAAACTTAGACCACGCACTAAGGACTTTCTGGTTATTATTCCAAAAGTAATTGTAAACGTATAAAGATCCTTTTTCGTTAGCACTTACAAGAGCTATAACGTCTTCAGATGTCGTCCCAGTCATTGCTATAATGTTACTTGGAATGTAAGCAGGAACGTGCTCGGTTATCTCGGCGGCATCATATGTTTCAGTGTTACCACTCAACGCTAACTCACGGATTCCAGTAAAGGAACCACGAGTGAAAGGAAAATATACGTAAGAACCTAAAGCAAGGGGAGACACTGAGTCATCTAAGCTAAAGTTAGTTGTAGGAGACACCGAGACGGTCTTAGGAGTGAACAAGTCGCCACCCTTCATCACAAACTGGACGTTATCTGCAAACAGCATCAAGTTCTCTTGGAAGATTGTTGCTGATTTTAATTTGGTGACCTTAGCGCTACTAACGGTAATGTCGATGGGAGCCGAGTCTAATAAAGACGATACCGTGGTTCTATAGAAGTTAAAGAACTCGCCCGCCTCAGAGAACACTACACTATCATCGGTAACGAACCCTAAGCGGTTCTTAAAGAACACGACGTCGTTAATAGGGCTACCAACAAATGATGGGTCTGGATTTGTCTCCGTATCTCCCGCAGAGCGTTTAGTATAATCAACGGTAACAATTTCAAGTGTATTTATGTCCGTACTTCGGATAGTCATAGGCATTGAGCTTACATCCAAACCGTCAGATATATTAGGTGCAACTGTCTCTTCCCAAGAACCCTCACCAAAGGAAGAACCGCTATTGGTTGTAAACCTTACCCAGTAATTGTCTTGGTCTAAATCTAAGTCGCCGACTATTTCGACTATAAAGTTATTAGGAGCTTTTAGGGGTAACTCACTTAGAGCATCAACACGCTTATAAACACCTTTAATACCGCTTCCCGCGAGACCATCTTCCGTGTCTAAGGTGAAGTCGCCATCCACTGGGTTATGCTCAATAATGATGGTATTACCTTCGATGGTTGATGTTAGATAGCCGTCTGTAGTAAAAATTGTATTTCCTAGGAAAGGGACTGTATCAAACTGGAGCTGCTCGTAGGAGGCAGAGTTTAAGGATGTGGCTATATTTGCTGTATCAGAATCAGCCCCTACGCTATTTCTCCGTCCGACCGTTGAGAAGGTATGGGATATCCCCGTAGATACGTCTCCTTGAACAGATGCCACGATAGAAGCATTATAATCATCATCAAAACTGTCACCAGTGAAGGTGGGCCTATGTTGTCCAAACTCTCCAGCATTGACCACAGTGGCGGTGTCGACCTTCATCGTGCCATTACCTGTTCCATCATCCACTAGAGTTATAGAAACCTCTGGTTGTACGTTAATAGTAGCAAAAGATGTTCTGAGACTTGTGTTTCCTATTCTTCCCCAGTTAATGGTTAAATCGAGAGTCGCGGGAGTGGTTGCTGGGTATCCCTCACCTTGGGAAGTAACATCAACACTAGCGATGCGGAAACGACTGTTAGGAGCATCAACAGAGCCTGAAAAATAAAACCCTTCTACGTTAACAGTAAATTGAGCATCTGTAGTCGATGTAATCCCAGCAATGTTTCCTGCTAGTGTAACCTCGTATTTCTTCTCATAATCGCCCTGAGCTATATATACAAAGCCCTTCTTTTCGAGGGCAGGTGTTTTAATTTGTGATATAGCAACACTACTATCTTTATTAACAATAAAGGTATTATCAGCCACGGTGAGCGCCTTTAGGCTTTCTCTGGGTGTAGCGGTAACTAAATAAGAAGGAGGAGTCAGGGCAGATGTGCTGTCGTTTATTGAGCACTTAACGCCAGAGATAATATTCCACGCTTCTATACCAGCTCCAGTGTGTATAACTACATACTTCTCCGCGTCATCGCGATCAATGAAGTGAACGAAGCTATTATCGTCGATAGCGCTTTCTAACAACCTAGCAACGTGCCGAGTGTTAGGGCGCTTCTTCAGTCCCTCTGCAACAGAGCTAAGAGCGTTTTCCTGCTCCTCACATTGACCATCAAAACGAGTGACGTCTGGTTGTTGAGATACACCTTGGATAAGGTTAGGAACTGAAGTATTTATTAAAGCCATTAGTAGAGATCGTAGTTGCGGTTGATACCAATTCTGGAGGCTACATCGTAGTTGTCAAATATAGTTCTATCAGAGCTGCCACTATCGTAGTCCATAAGAGCGCCATAAGCCTTGTATTCGTCGCGAGCAATCAATGCTTCCAGCTCACGGGAACCTACGATGCGTCCTTGGAACACACGAGAGGCACGCAGAGTGATGTAACGGCGTGCTTGCTCAGGTAGGGAGTCCCACTCAAGAAGACGTGTCTGGTCTACTGTAAGATCAGCAGTGAACACTGTGGTGTTATTAGAGCGATCAAAGAGGCTAAGGCCACGCTGTACGATGTCTATTGAAGGTGACACGTGGTCTATCTCTAGGATGTCGTCGGAGAGCGTTATAGTGCCATCCCCAGCAGGGCTCAGGGTGACTCCTATTTCTGTGTTAAATTGCCAGCCTACAGACTGAACAGCACGGCTAACCTCATCAAGAGCAGAGATAGCTGTAG